AAGCCAGCCAAGCCTTGACGGCAGCACGCAAGGCAGAAAAAGATGCCAACACCGCCGCCAGTCTGGCGCTGCGCAACGCGCCATCTGATCTCAACAACCTCGGTATGACCGCCAAAGGCACCGCGGCGGCTTTGCGCTTGGTGCCGGCCCAGCTGACGGACATCGTGGTGTCCTTGCAAGGTGGCCAAGCCCCCTTGACCGTGTTGCTGCAACAAGGCGGTCAGTTGAAAGACATGTTTGGCGGGGTCGGCAATGCGGCCAAGGCGCTGGGCGGCTACATCCGCACCCTGATTAACCCCTACACCGTGGTGGCGGCTGCGGTACTGGGTTTGGGGTTGGCGTTCAAACAGGGTTCCGATGAAACTCTGGCGTTTAACCGCGCCCTGATCCTAAACGGCAACGCCTCGGGCACCACCACCCAGCAGTTGCTGGGCATGGCGCAAGCCATCGGCAAAGGGACCAACAGCACGGTGGGTGCCGCCGCCGCTGCCTTGGCGACTTTGACCACCAACGGCAATATCGCGTCAGCCAATTTGCAACAGTTCGCCAGCGTGGCGCTCAAACTAGAAAAGGAAACCGGGGTCAGTGTCGCTGAGACCGCCAAGCAATTTGCCGCGCTGGCCAAAGACCCCTTGTCAGCCAGCATGGCGCTCAATGACAGCACCAAATACCTGACTTTGTCGGTGTACAACCAAATCAAGGCGCTGATGGACTTAGGGAAAGTGCAGCAAGCGGGGGAGCTTGCGCAACAAGCCTATGCCGGGGAGGCAGACCGCCGCATGAATAAGCTCAAAGACAATTTGGGCTTGATTGAGTCAGCCTGGCGCTTTGCTGGTGATGCGGCCAAAGAAACCTGGGACTTCTTCAAAGGTCTGGGGCGGGACGTTGACCCCGTGACGGTCATCAATGATCGCTTGCAAAACGCCCTCAAAGTGATGCAAACGATGGAGGCGCGCAACGCCAAGAGCAAAGCCAACGGTGATCAAATCCCTAATTACACCGATGCACAGGTCGCCCAACAACAAGCTTTGGTTAGCAGCCTGCAAGCGCAAAAAGCCGCGATTGATGGGGTCGCATCCTCACAACAAGTGGTGGCCGATGAAACAGCGAAAGGCGTGAAGCAAGCCGGTTACCAGGCCGCCTTTGACCAAACCACGGGTCAGTACATGCAAAACAAGGTGCGCATGCAAAAGGAGCTTAATGTGCTGGCCGAGCAATTTTCCAAAGTGGAAAAAACACCCGCCAACATCGCGGCCAACAACCAATCGCGGGCCGAGATCGTCAAACGCTTTGCCCCCGCGCCTGATTTGCTTAACCTTGATCTGGAAAAGTTCAAAAAAGAACAGGACAAGTTGGTGGGCATTTATGGCAACACCCAGCGCATCATTGACTCCTTGCACAAGGCTGGTTTGTTGGATGAAGCAGATTACAACGAACAGAAAAAGTCGCTGATTGCGGATATTGAGCAAGCAGCGCAAAACGACTTAAGCCAACAAATCACCCGCATCAAACAAGAGATGGCCTTGGGCAGCACCTCGGCCGAGCAAAAGTTGCAGTTGCAAAAACGCTTAGGTGATGCCCAAGCCGCCCTTGACAAGGCCAAACGGGATGGGGCCGCCAACACACTGCTTACCAGCATGGCCGAGCAAGATGCCTTGAACCAAGTCGAGGTGGCTTTTAGAGGTGCCAATGCCGCTGCCAAAGACTACGTTGAAAGTTTGAGCCGCAGCCAAGGCCGCGATTTAGCGGGTATGGGCCAAGGCAACGCGGAGCGCAACCGCCTGAGTGGCCGCAATCAAATTGAAGAGAAGTACGCCCAAGACGCTCGGCGCAATGAGTTGTACAAATCCAACCTAGAAGCCAGCAAAGGTCTCGATGGCGGCAATGCCTTTGGTGCTGATGCCAAAAAGAAATATGACGAAGAAAATGCGCGCATTCGTGATTTTCAAAAGATTGCCTTGCAAGATTACGACAGCTACACCACTGCCAGAAAAGACAAGGAAATCAACTGGCAACTTGGGGCATCAGAAGCCTTGCAAAACTACTTGGATGAAACGCAAAACGTCTACAAATCAGTCGGTGATGTGGTGAGCAAAGCGTTTAAAGGCATGGAAGATGCCTTGGTGGACTTTGTCAAAACCGGCAAGCTTGACTTCAAGAGTTTGGCGACATCCATCATCTCAGACTTGATTCGGATTCAAATCCAGCAAAGTGTCATGCAGCCATTGGGTGGAGCCATCAAGAGTGCAGGGGGGTTAGGTGGCCTCTTTCAAGCTGGGAAAACCTTTCTGGGATTTGCCGAGGGCGGTGACCCGCCGGTGGGCGTGCCTTCAATGGTGGGTGAGCGTGGTCCCGAGTTGTTTGTGCCCAAAGTCGCAGGCACCATCATGCCTAACCACCTGCTCAAGGGTCAGGCCAACAGCAGTGTGGTGATCAATCAACCTTTGACCATCAACGCCAACAACGCAAGCCCTGAAACGGTGGCGCAAATTCGTCGCCTGATGCCCAACTTCATGGCCGAAAACAAACGGGTCATCATGAGTGTGGTGCAGCAAGCGATGCATAAAAACGCTGGGAGATTAACCGCATGACCATTCAAGCCTTCCCCCCGATCTCCCAAACTGCCAGCGTCACCTTAAAAAGCACGCAGCCCACGCGCGTGTCGGTGTCACACAGTTTGAAGCAACAAAGTCGCACCACCGGGGCGCAGCGCTGGGCCTTGCAACTCACCTTGCCGCCTTTGACCAAAGCGCAGTTCATGCCTTATTTCAGCTTTTTACTGGCACGCCGGGGCCAGGCTGATCCGTTCACCATTGTGGTGCCCACCCTGACCGTGCCACAAGGCCAATGGGGCAATAGCGTTGCGGTGTACAACCCCCAATCAGTTTATGACCCCGCAGCGGCTGATCGCGGGCGCACCTTCTATGTCTCAGGTCTGCAAGGGAGTGAACCCGCCGCCAAAGCGGGTGACTTGCTCAAGTTTGCTGGCCACAGCAAGGTCTATATGGTGACAGCCGACAGCACCCTGATTTCTGGCACGTTTGCCCAAATCACCATTGAACCGGCGCTGGTGGCTCCCATCGCGCACGACGAAGCCATTACGGTGCGCAAGGTGCCATTCACGGTGGTCAACCTGTCTGACAATCTCAACAGCAGCATCACAGCGGGGCCATTTTATTCACTCACCCTTGATCTTGTGGAGGTGTTTTAAATGGATCGCGCAGCCAGCCCCGCCTTTATTGATGAACTCCTCAAAAGCACCAATTCACCGTGCTTTCTACTTTACATGGCGTTTGATGAAGTTGATGTGCGACTGACCGATGCCTGGCGCAATGTATCTTTCGCTGGTAACACTTTTACGGCCAACGGTCATTTTTTGGATTTTGCGGGGTTGAGTGAATCAGCCCAGTTGCAAATCCCCAGCGTCACCGTGACCGCCAGTGGCTTGGACCCGCAATGGGTGGCCGTGGCTTTGAATGCGCGCTATTTAGACCTGCCCTTGCAGATTTATCGGGCCTACCTCGATTACACCCAGGCGCTGATCACCAGCCCGGTGCTGATCTTTGAAGGTCGCATGGATGGCTTGGTGATTTCCGATGATCCCAGTGGCAAATGCACCTGTGTCATCACCGCAGGCAATCAATTCGCTGATTTTGAGCGCAAAGCCGGTCGCCACACCAACTCCGAAGAACAGTTGAGTATTTTTAATGGCGATTTGTTTTTTGAAAACTGCGGTGCTTTGAATAAGCAAATCAAATGGGGTGGCAAATGAGCGATGCAGACTTGCAGGACTTTTTGCGTGCCCAACAAGCGTTGCCCGCCGTGGTGCCCAGCGTCAGCGCGTCTGATATTCGGCGCTTGGAGCGCGCCATGTCGGCTTCAGGGCAGTGTGTCGATTTGCCCGTGAAACACTATTTCACCGCCGGTCTTTATGCGCGGGAATTAAGCATCCCTGCGGGCACCACCCTCACGGGGCGCACCCACCGTTTTGAGAACCTCAATATTTTGAGTCAAGGTGAGTTATCCGTGCTGGTGGATGGGCGCATTCAGCGCCTGCGTGCCCCGGTAACACTGATCTCACCCCCTGGCACCAAGCGGGTGGCTTATGCCCACAGCGACTGCATTTGGATCACGCTGCATGGCACCGACCTGACCGATATCGATCAAATTGAGCAAGCCATGTTACTGCCTGAGCCGACCGCACATTTAACGCCCCCAGTGACTGAAAGGATTATCTAATGGCTTGGATTGTTACGGCCGTCATTGAATTGGGTTCGGTTGCCATTGGTGGGTTCCTTGCCGATGCTGCGGGTATTGCATTGGCAGAAACCGTTATCAGCGGTGCTTTGATCGTGGACGCCAGTTTTGCCGTGGGCGGTTTGATTGCTACGGCGGCCGTGGGTAATGTGCTGGGGTCGGTGGTCGGGGGTGGCAGTGCGCCAGCCTCGGTCAGTGCGGCCACGGCGCAAGGCATCATGCTCAACACCAGCAGCACGGTGGAGCCGTTGCAGGTGATTTATGGCAACCGAAAAGTGGGTGGCACCCGGTGTTTGTGTGAGGTCAGCGGCCCGAATAATGAGCATTTGAATATTGTGATCGCCTTGGGTGAAGGCGCAGTGTCAAATTTGAGCATGATCTACATTGATGATGTGCCGATCACCGACCCCAAGTTCAGCGGCCCTGATGCCCACTTCTTCATGGCCAGTTCGGGTCAAGGCTTAACAACTTACCGGCCACGCTTGGCCGATGGCACGGAATCCCAAGCCCCGCAGTTGGTCTATGCCGAGTTTCACCCTGGCTTTGAATATTCGCAAGCCAGCGCTGCATTACAAGCTGAATTGCCACTCAAGTGGACCCCTGATCATGTGGGCGGTGGGGTGGCATATTTGTACTTGAAATGCACCTATGACCGCGCCGCCTTCAGCAGCGTGCCCACCATCACCGCCGATATTCAGGGTAAGTTGGTCGGCGGCGTGTTTGCAGAGGAAACATTCTTTAGCAACAACCCGGCTCATTGCCTGCTTGATTACTTGACCAATCAGCGCTATGGCCGAGGCATCTCAGGATGGCAGATCGATCAAGCCAGTTTTTCTGCTGCGGCGGCGTACTGTGATGAAACCTTGACGATTGAGGTGCCTGCCGTGTCATTCGGCTGGAGTGGCATCAGCTTGCCTGCGTTTACTTATCCTGTGCCGCGCTACACCTGTGATGGTCTGATCAACGTCAACAACACTATTTTTGACAACGTGAACGCCTTGTTGTCGAGTTGCCGAGGCATGCTGATCTACTCGGGTGGCAAGTACAAGTTGGTGCTGGACCGACCCACGGCGGTGAGCATGGATTTTAACGAGACCAATATCACGGGCAACTGGACCATCAGCAAGCCATCAAGGCGGCAACAGTTCAACAAAGTCACGGCGGGTATCTTCAACCCTGAGAACAACTGGCAGCCTGACTACGCCATCAGCGATGACTTTCAGGATCGTAGCTTTCTTGACAACGGTTTGATGCTGGAAAGCAAGATTGATTTGCCGTTCACCGCCAGCATCGTGACGGGGCGGCGCTTGGCCGCCATGCACCGCAAACAAAGTCGCTTTGGCACGAAGATCAGTTTCACGGCCTTGCCCGAGGGTATGCGGGCCGAGGTCGGCGATGTCATCAGCATCACGCACAGCACGCCGGGTTGGACCGCCAAGGAGTTTCGGGTGCAGCAAATTAGCCTGGCCAGCAATGGTGAGGTGGAGATCACAGCTTCTGAATACGATGCCAGTGTCTATGATGTTGATGCACAAGGACAGTACCCCGCAGCCACGGGAAACAATACCCCAAATAATTTTGCCTTGGCCGCGCCAACTGGGCTAGTGGTGGCAATGGAAGATATTGCCCAACCTGATGGCAGTTTGGTGACCCGAATCACCGCCACATGGGATGCCTCTTTAGACCCTTTTGTCACGGGGTATGAGTTGCAATGGCGTGAAGACGCTGGGGCGTGGCACACCGCCAGCCAAGCGGGCAACTTGTTCATTTTGCCCAACACCACGCCCGGCCATCTGTATATTCTGCAAGTGCGCGCCGTGAATAGCCTTGGCACCCACAGCCCTTGGGCCACCGGGCAAAGCGTTACCTTTGGCGTGCCTGTGGCCATTCCTGCGTTTCCCATCCTCAACGCTACCTCAGAGTTGTTTGGCATCAGTTTTGCCTGGACCTTTGGCGATGCGCGCAAGGACATCAGCTACAGTGAACTGGTCTGGTCACAAACCAATGACAGCAGCACGGCGCAGACCTTGGTTCAAGTGGCCTACCCCCAGACGCGCTACCTGCAAAGCAGCCTGGCACCAGGGGAGGGCGGCTACTACTGGCTGCGGGTGATGGACAAGCATGGCAATGCCTCCCTCTTTAACCCGCTGAGTGCCACCCAAGGCTTACACGCCACCTCCAGTGTCGACCCCGGTTTACTGCTCAATGCCTTGCTGGGCAGCCTCAGTGTGGATCAACTGACCGCCAATCTGCGCTCAAAAATTGACCTCATTGACGCCCAAGGTGGTTTGATCACGACACTGCAAAACACCAGCAGCACCAGTGCCGATTTAATCGATCAAGTGCAAGTGCGTCTGGACAGTGGTGATTACGCCGCTGTTAAACAGGCCACCGAAGTCAACACCCATGCGAACGGGGTGTTGAACGCGCGCCATACAGTCACCCTTGACAGCAATGGCTATGTCTCGGGCACCGAGTCGGTCAATACCGGCAGTAGTGCCAGTTTCACTGTGCTGGCCGACAAGTTCCTGATCGCCAAACCCAATGGCAGTGGCATTCCCATCCCCTTGCTGGCCTTGGGCACCGTGGGCGGTGTCACCGCGCTGGGCCTGAGTGGCAACTTGATTGTGGATGGCTCGATTGTTGGACGCGCCCTTGATGTCAACACCATCACCGCTGAAAAAATCAACGGCACCAACCTGAATGTCGTCAACGGCACCTT